AAGGAGAGCAAACGATGAAAGCGAGAATACCCGTTAAGCTGAAAAGAGAAGCTATGGCGGAGATTAACCGCCTTGCCGACAGGGAATACCAGAAAGTCAAGGACAAAGAAATCAATGACCTGACAAGGCGAATTTTTAAGATTATCGTATTTGCCTTGCATAAGGATTTCGGCTTTGGTCGTGACAGATGTGCAAAGGCTTTGAGGTCAATGACCGAGATAGTCGAACACTCCGACACTGACGAAGTTTTTTGGGAGTATATCGACCGTGTGGTTATCGACAAGCTGAAACTTGAATTTGAGAAGCGGGATTATACCGACAACGGAAAAGTTGTTAATTTTGAAGGAGACGAAGAAAATGAAACTCAGACAGGAAATCAATAACACCCGTGATACGATTGACGGTGAACTCAATCGCATTATGGTCACAGATGATATAGAAGAGATAAGAGGGTTGACATATTATTTATTTTGTGACATAAATGACCTTATCTGCAAGAATCAACAAAGAATTGCCAAATCGTTGAGAGGTGAAGAAAATGATTGATTGTTCAAAAACCGAAAATTATTTCGCTGAAAAACGAAGAATGACGAAAAGAGCAAAGAAGGGGCTATGTAAACTTGGCTGCTCTAACTGTCCTTTATGTAGCATAAATAACAATAAAGGGCAATCATGTACAGCTTTTGAAATGCTCTATCCCGAAAAGGCAATCGAAATCGTCCAGAAGTGGAGCGATGAGCATCCGCAAAAGACATTTCTTACGGAGTTTTTGGAGAAGTATCCGAAAGCTCAGCTTAGGACAGTATTGTTGTACTCTCAATTGGAAGCAGTGGAAGCAGGGATAATATCACCCGAAATCCCTAAATGTATATGTCCATATCATTTAGGGCTGATGAGCAGTGATGATTGCAGAAAAGACCATAACTGCGTTGAATGTTGGAATCAGCCTATTAAGGACGGTGAAAAATAATGGCATTCCCCGAAAAGCTCAAAGCGTTAAGACTTGAAAATGGCCTAACGCAAGATGAGTTGGGTGAAAAACTCTATTTGAGCAGAACAAGTATATCTTACTATGAGCAGGGAAAATTTGAGCCTAATATCGAAACCATAATAGCTGTAGCGGATTTATTTAACATCACAACAGATGAATTGTTGAAGTGAGGTGTGAACACAATGACAAACTTTGAAAAAATCAAACAGATGTCAATTGACGAAATGGCTCGGAGCTGTATGAGTTTTTTTCGACTGCCCTTACGGCACTCCGTATGTCGGTTGTCCTATGGAAAAGCGATTCAATGGCAGCTGTATTGACTGTACAAAACATTGGCTTGAAAGTGAGGTAGAAGAATGAAAGATATTAAAAACATTACCGTTAATTACGATAACGACGACACAAAAGTTGTTGAAAAGGGACTTGTTATTGATTTTGGTAAACTTGATAACGATGAGGGCGATGTTTGCTTTAATATGTGTAACATCAAAGGTAAGGATTTGCGTTTGATTGTAACCGCTGTTGTTGCGTTGGCGCAGAAACTTGGTATGCTTGACGAGGAGGAGCGTGATGCGGATTGACAGCTAAAGAGATTAAGGAGATTAACAGGGAGATTTCACGGCTCAGGGCGAAAATGGCACGGATTCAGGCTGAGGCGGACAACACGGCGGTGACGCTGGGTGAACGAATTGTCCCGTCAGGTCAGACATCCGACAGGGTGGGCAATGCGGTGGTGCAGATTGCAGATATTCAAAGGGATATTCAGAACCTTGAAATCCGCAGAAACTCGGCTCTGAACAGCCTCTCACGGGATGATTTTGTGGAAAACTGCCTGTTTATGCACCTCGGCTTAAAATACAGCTGGGCGAAGATTGCAGTCGATACAGGCGGAATCAATACCCCCGACAACATAAGAAAAATGTGCAACCGCCACCATTGGTAAATTTGTCCGTTTTTCCGTTTTAGGTGCGATATAATGTAAACTGAAGAAAGCAACAAAACGACATAGGCATTTATGTCCCCCTAAAAATTCGCACAGACCGCTCTCGTTTGAGGGCGGTTTTGTGTTAGTGCGAAAGGCGGTGATACCGTGAAAGACAAATTAAATGCAAGACAGAGGAAGTTTGCGGAATATTATGCGCAGAGCGGTAACACCGTTCAGAGTGCCATTATGGCGGGATATTCCGAGAATTACGCAAATGCCAATGCCTGCAAATTGTTAGAGAATGTGAGAGTTGCAGAGTACATCAAACAGCTGTCCGACAGGCTCAAAGATGAGCGCATTATGAGTGCAAAGGACAGACAGGTTGCTTTGTCCGACATTGCAAGGAATGACAGGCAGGACACCTCCGACAGAATCAGGGCGATTGACACGCTCAACAAGATGACGGGTGAATACACCGTTAAGGTTGACGCAAAGGTTGAGCAGTCCGAAAAGCTATCCGATGTGTTCAGACAGTTGGGTGGTGAGGGACTGAGTGAGTAACAAATTCCCGTTGTCACAAAAGTATATCGACTTTATCAACACAACAAATGTGTCGGCTGAGTTTCTTGAAGGCACTACCGCCTCAGGCAAGACAACGGTCGGCGCAGGCGTTAAGTTTATGCGAATGGTGTCGCAGTCGCCGAAAAAACTGCACGCAATTGCCGCCAAAACTACGGGCAAGGCTGAGGAAACTATCATTCAGCAGGATAACGGTATTCTTGACCTGCACCGTAACGCTATTTACTGCGGTAACGGAGACAAGGACTACAAACTTCCGCACATCAAGTTTGAGGGCAAGGTAATATACATTCTCGGTTACAGCAGTCGGGATAAATGGGAAATGGTTCTCGGCGCTCAGTTTGGGTGCGTTTATATTGACGAAATCAATACCGCTGATATTGAGTTTATCCGAGAGATGTCAACCCGTAATGATTATATGCTTGCAACCTTGAACCCCGATGACCCGTCATTGCCTGTCTATAAGGAGTTTGTGAACCGCTCCCGACCTTTTAAGAAATACGCAAACGATATTCCGCCCGAAATTACGGCGGAGCTTACAGAAGAACCTGTACCGAATTGGCGGTATTGGTTCTTTTCTTTTGCAGATAATTTAAGCCTTACACCCGAACAGGTTGAAAAGAAAAAAGCCTCTGCTCCAAAAGGAACAAAGCTTTATAAGAATAAAATTTTAGGATTGCGAGGCAGGGTAACAGATCTTGTGTTCTCAAACTTTAAGAGAGCAAGGCACATAAAAACAAAGGAATGGGCAAGGCGGTTTTTGCACTATAACCGCAAGTTGGAACACTTTGTTCAGTTCACGGCTGGACTTGATACCGCCTATTCGCAGAAGTCGCCTGATACTATCGCAATGACTTTTTTTGGAATCACAAACAGGGGCAAGTGTATTCAGCTTGACGAGAGGGTATATAACAATGCCGACCTTAAAACGCCCGTTGCGCCGAGTGATACGGTACGAAATTTCATTGATTTTCTTGACCGTAACCGTGATAAATGGGGCTTTGCACGCACGGCTTTTATTGACAGCGCCGACCAAGCGACTATTACCGAATTTCAAAAGTATAAGCAACAGCACGGCTGTGTCTATGACTTTGCAAATGCATGGAAGAAAACGAAGATTATCGACCGAATCAATCTTGTACTCGGCTGGCTTGCCACCGACTGTTATTTTGTGCTTGAACATTGTAAAAACACGATTGCCGAGTTTGAAATTTACAGCTGGCGAGAGGATAAAGACAACACACCCGAGGACGGTCACGACCATTGCATTAACAGCGGTCAATATGCGTGGCTGCCGTTTAAAAATATTATTGGAAGTGAAATAAATGGGGCTGATTAACAGAATGGCTGAATCTATCAGATCTGGAATTAAAAACTTTTTGCAGATTACTCCTGCAAGCGACAAAACAATTACCGTTACCGAGACAAGCAATCATCTGACCGAGTGCTTTATCAATCGCATTTGGTATTGGGGCAACAGCAGACAGCTTGCGGAGCTGTACAGGCAGATTGATACAAACAAAACTATGTTTTGGGCGGCAAAAAGCACAAAGGGGCTTGAAATCCGTAAAATACACAC